GGGGTTTGACAGATATCCAGAGGGCGGCACGATTTTATCAGCTGATACACTGCAGCTTCGGGGCGAACCAGCATTACTTTGGATTACGAAGCAAGGACCTCCAGAAGGCTGTTGGCTATCTGGCAGAGGTGAGTGGCCGGCTAAAACGTGTGGTGATCGAAAACCAGAGCTATGACCGGTTGATAAAGACATATGACCGACCCGGCGCTTTATTTTACCTGGATCCGCCGTATTATGCAGCGGAGGGGTATTACACCGGATTTGAGGCAGAGGACCATGAGCGGATGCGGGATATCCTAGCTGGTATTAAGGGCCGATTCGTGTTGTCTTATAATGATTGCCCGGAGATCCGAGAACATTACAGAGATTATACGCTGGTAGAGGTTGATCGGCAAGAGAACCTGGTCACAAAGTCGGGCAGCCGGAGGTACAAAGAGCTAATCATTAAAAATTTCTAACGCCTATTTACAAACGCATGTTCGACATGTATAATGTAAACGGGTATTATTTTAGGGCAAGGGGTTTCTGCTTCGGCGGGGCTCCTTGTTTTTACATATGAGGATTGCCGAATGGAAATCGATACTACAAGTAAAGAGACAAGAGCGGCGTTTTATAACTCCGGAGATTGGAGGACAAAGCGGCAGGAGATACTTGATCGTGACCATTACGAGTGCCAGATGTGCAAGGCGGAGGGCCGAGTGACAACGGGGGATCACGCCACACTGGAGGTAGACCATATCAAAGAACTTGAGCGCCATCCGGAACTTGCGCTTGATAATGATAACCTGCGGACGCTGTGCAAGCGGTGTCACAACAAAAGACACAAGCGCGGGTTTAAATATAGGCAGACGCAACATAAATGGAATGACGAAAGGTGGGATTAAGTTATGGATATTCAATTCAAGGTAAAGGACGGCGAAGTGCCGGAGGTATTTGTTGATGGAAAGAGCGTTGGCGTTGTCGCCCTGAGTTACGTGTACGTCACGAGGGCGGGTGCGGGGGCGGGAATGCGGATGTTAATCGCCACCGTGTTGACAGGAGATGATGACGTGCAACATGTACTGTCCTATAACGAAGCGACGGGAGAGAAATTTTACCAATGACACCCCCGGGGTCAAACCTATCGGCATTTTATATTTTAACGGGAACCGATGGATGGGGTCGATTCGGCGGATGCGGTAGGAATCTTTACCCCCTCCCCCCTCCCCCGCCTAACCAGAAAGGAGGAATTGCCTTGAATAGCAAAACGATAGGGTCGAGAATGAAAGAAAAAAGGAAAGAAAAAGGATTGACACAACAAGAGTTATCAGGACTTTGCGGCATTTCGACGAATTACTATTCCAGCATCGAAAGCGGCAGGAATTCCCCCAGTCTGGCAGTTCTGGACTCGATAGCAAATAGACTGGGTGAATCGTTGATTTGCCTGCTGGATGATAAGATCGGAGAAACCGAGCAGCGTGTCGCTACAGAAGAACAGCGTTTGAAGAATCTATTCAAGGGAATACCGGAAGTACAACTGAAATTAGCAGATGGATTGATTACCCAAGCAGCTCGATTAAAGGTTCTGCTGGATGATAACTGGAAAGATATTCTTGAAAATGGGGAGTATGAAAAGTTCAGCCAGAGCGAAAACCAGGTCCCGTATGATCGCAAGCGGCCGATTGTAGAAAATTACGACAACCGCGATAAAACATATCAATCGATTATCAATCAGTTAATTAGTTTGTTGCCGAGAGGCGCACCGGATAAAAAATCAAAGTTGTTAGGCAGATGATCTATGCTGAAAGTAAAACACGTAGATGATTATATATCCAGTTGGAAAAACGGGAAAATCATTCTAAATGATAAGCGAATCAAACTGATCAACCTGGTTGAAAAAGAGATATTGCCATATGATGATCTGTTTTATTTTGATGATGAGAAAATCGAGGATTACATCACCTTTAGCGAGCGGTGGTATTTTGAATTAGATGAATGGGAAAAGTTTATTGCCTCATTCATCTTTTTGTTTTACATAGAAGACGATGAACCGGTATTTGACGAGTTCGTTATCAATATGGGCCGGGGCGGAGGAAAAAACGGCTTCATATCAACGCTATCCCATTTTTTCATTAGTCCGCTACACGGAATTGAGCATTACGATGTTTCTATTGTGGCAAACTCCGAGGATCAGGCAAAAAAAAGCCATGTGGAATGCTACCGAACTATCAAAAAACGCGGCAATGAAGTATTAGAGGAAGAGTTCGAAGCCTTTAAGAGTAAGATCACCGGCCTGGAAACACAATCCGTTTTTGAATACAAAACAAGCAATGCCAGTACAAAGGACGGAGGCCGCGAGGGCGCCGTTATTTATGACGAATATCACGAAATGGAAAACAGCGATATTGTCGATGTATTTTCCGGCGGCTTAGGAAAAGTAGATTGTGGCCGGCAATTCTTTATTGGAACAAAAGGCTTTGTCCGGGAGGGATTTTTCGATATCAAATATCGGGAGTGCGAGGATGTATTAAACGGTGTTGTAGAATTTCGAAACGTTTTTCCTTACATTGCTGAACTGGATGCGATCGGGGAAATGGATAGCCCGGAACTTTGGGCGAAGGCCAACCCTGCCTTGCAGCAGCCGCTTAACAAGAGGGGGGAACGGCTCTTCATAAAGGTGATGAAGCAGTATAAGAAATTAGCCACAGAGCCTTCCGGCCGGTCTGCTTTTGTTACAAAGAGAATGAACTTTCTAGAAGAAAGCATGGAAAATTCGGTTGCCAGTTGGGAAGAGATCACGGCAACCAACCGCCCATACTTTGAACTGACCGGAATACCAATAGGATCCTTTGACTATGGCAGTGTAAGAGATTTTGCGGCCTGTGGCCTTCTGTTCAAAAAAGCTGACGAATATGTATTCGATACATTTTCTTTTGCGATTAAGCAGTTTTGCGACGTCCATTATGGATATTCAAACAGCGGTCAAGATATAGGGGGAGAGAAAAAAGCACCCGTAAAAAAATGGGAAAAAGATGGCCTGATGAAGGTAGTTGACGAGCCGTCTCTAAACCCGCAGCATATCGTGGACTGGTTTGTAAAAGCTCGTGAGAAATACGGGGTGAGAAAAATTATTGCCGATAATTACAAGCTGGATATATTAAGGCCTTTGCTTGAAGCTGAAGGGTTTGAGGTTGAATGCATCAGGCGGCCGCGAAGCATACACCCGCTAATGGCTTCCAGGGTAGAGGATGGGTTTGCTAACAAAAAATTCATTTTTGGTGACAATCCGTTAATGCGCTGGTATACCAATAATGTTTATGTCAAAGAGACCCCTGACGGCAAACAATTTTTGAAAAAAGAAGAAACAAAACGGAAAACAGACGGATTTCAAGCTTTTGTCTATGCGCTGTATCGAGCAAATGATTTAGACGAATTAGACATTGGAACAGCGCTTGAAGCCATGAACAGCATTAACTTTTAGGAGGTGACGGAGATTGAAAATATTTAGCCTTCCAGACATATTTAAACGCGGCAAAGGAATCACAGAATCCGTATATGTCTGCGGGCCAGGCGATATTGACGCGAAAGTCCAGGAAGTATATTTGAAGCGTATGGCGCTTGATATCTGCGCAAATTTCATTGCCCGTGCTGTCAGTCAATTGGAGGTCAAGATTGATGATCGGCAATGGTACTATAAGCTGAATGTGCGCCCCAATACCGATATGAGTGCAGCGCAGTTCTGGCATACGCTTACGTATAGACTAATTGAGGACAATAAGGTGCTTGTTGTAAAGAGTGATTCAGATGATCTGCTTATCGCGGATGGATGGACCAGAAACGAGTATGCAGTGTATGAAGATACTTTTTCCCATGTGTGTGTAAAGGATTTCACCTTTGCCCGGACATTTAAGATGAACGAGGTTTTATACCTGGAATACAACAATGACAGGCTGGAGAGGTTTACAGAGGGACTTTTTGCGGACTATGCGGACTTGTATGGGCGTTTACGGGAAGCAGCCAAGCGGAACAGCCAAATCAGGGGGACGGTCGACGTAGAGGGCAACTACGATCCGACCAATGAAAAAAAGCGGGATGAGCTGCAAAGTTATGTGGATAAGCTCTTTCAGGCATTTAAAAGCAAATCCATTGCAATAGCGCCGTTATTTAAAGGATTTTCCTACAAAGAGCATTCAAATACCACCGGGACATCCAATCTGAACGTGGATGAGATAACCAAAATACCGGACTACCTGATTAATACGGTTGCGGACGCGCTGGGGATACCAACAGCCCTGTTACACGGGAGCCGCGCGGAGCTGCAAGACAACATTACGGCATTTAACAAGTTCTGTCTGCCTCCGCTGCTTCAAAAGATCGGGGATGAACTTAATGCAAAGCTGCTTGACCCGCGGACGTACTCAAAAGACAGCCGCATAGAAGTGATTGGCACCAACAGGCCGGATATATTCGACTTGGCCGAGGCAATAGACAAACTGATTTCCAGCAGTGTTTTCAATGTGAACGAAATCCGTGAGGAGCTGGGATACGATCCGAGAGAGGGCGGGGAGGTGTATGTGATTACTAAAAATTTAGACACCGCGAACAGTACACAGAAGGGAGGTGAGGAAACTTGACAAAGATAAAAAAGGTCCCGTATCAGTTTGCCAATGAAGTGAAGGACGGGAAACACGTGCTAACATTGTCAGGACTAATCAGAAAACGGTATTGGTCCGATGATAAGTGCATAGACGCAGCGCTGGTTCGCGGCGCATTGGATGAAGTGACAAGCGAAATTGTTATTTATCTTAATTCCGAAGGAGGCGATGTGTTTCAGGGCATAGAAATATACAACTATCTGAAGAATCACCCATCAAAAATCACAGTTGAAGTTACCGGGATTGCCGCCAGTGCCGCAACGTTCATTTCTTCGGGTGCCGACACCGTCATTATGAATACCGGCACAACACTGATGATACATGAGGCGTCAACCTATGTATGGGGAAATAAAGGAGATATCCAAAAAACATTAAACAAGTTGGAAGTAGTTGACGAGTCAATTATTAGTGTTTACGCGGAAAAAACGGGACAATCGTCAGAACAGATCGCGAGGTGGATGAAAGAGGAAAAATTTTTTACCGCAGAGGAAGCAGTGAAATACGGTTTTGCTGACGCAATGAAGGCAGAAAAGCAGGACACTGAAAACATGAGGGCAATGATTCAGGAAGCTGTCGCTTTCGCGATGGTGGACTACGCAGCAGTTAAACCAGCAGCAGAGGTTTCTAAAAAATCACTATTAAATAAACTAAGAAAAGAGGTAGAGTAAACGATGATGAAACTGAACAATAAAACAAAAGAGGCAAAAGAGCTTTTCAATGGAGTCTCAGCAAGAGAGGATGCAACACCGGAAGAGGTAAACAATGCGCTGGAAATGTATGTAACGGCAATTGCAGAAGATGCCGGCGCACAGGTCCGGAGCGAGTATGAAGAGCTTAAAAATGTAACAGATAACCAGGTATTGCAGGCCAGAGGCATTCCGGTGTTAACGGCAGAGGAAACTAAGTTTTATAACGAGGTATCAAAGGCCGGGGGCTTTGATGACAACACTGTGTGGCCGGAAACGATTTTTGAACGCATTTTTGAAGACATTCAGAAGGATCACCCAATTCTCAAACTGGTTAGATTCTCTGCAACCGTTGGACTGACAAAGGTTATCCGCTCCCGCAGAAAAGGTGTAGCTGTGTTTGGGCCACTGCATAAAGACTTAGAGGGCCAGCTTGATGCAGAATTCGGAGCAATGGAATATACCCAGCTTGCTTTGACAGCGTTCTTTTTAATTTCCAAGGATACTCTGACCCTGGGGCCGCGGTGGATCAACCGCTATGTACATTTGTGCCTGACCGAAGCGGTACGCGATATCTGGGCGCAGAAGATCATTGCAGGAACTGGCAACAACGAACCAATCGGTCTCCTTAAAGATATGGATGGCGCGGTGGTTGGCGGAGTATATCCCGACAAGGCAGCAATCGGCACGCTGACACTGGCAGACAGCAAAACGACAATCAACGAAATGGCTGGAATGATGAAGGGACTTTCTAAATACGTTCGCAAAATCAGCAAAGACGATACAGGGGAAGAGAAGTACCGCAACATTGAAGGCAAAGTATACTTGATTACAAATCCTGTTAATTACTATGATGTTGTGGCACGGACTACAGTACAAGTGGATAGCGGGGCATTTGTCACTAAATTACCGTTCGTTTCAATGGACCACATTATTCAGTCAACGGACGTTCCGGCCAATAAGGTGCTGGCCTTTATTGATGGAGAGTACGAAGCGACTCAGTCGCAACCGGAAAAAGTGTATGAATACAGGGAAACATTCGCGATGAAACGGGCCGTATTGTACGCGGTTGATATGCTGGGAAACGGGCAGCCCGTAGATAATTATGCTGCACAGGTATATGACTTGGATTTAAATGGATTGGGGGCGTAAAGAATGAGCTATGAAGTCATCGTTTCATTCGCGGACATGGAGGACGGTTATTTCGGGTACAAGGCAGGCGACGTCTACCCGCGTGAGGGAATGACGCCAACCAGCGAACGAATCAGGGCGCTGAGCAGCGCAAAGAACAAAAGAGGCGTTGTCCTGATCAAAAAGAGCAAGGAGAAAACAAATCCAGACAAAGAGGTGTAAGCGATGGATATTCCTTATGAGGTCTTGAACGAATTTAAGGGGCGGATGAAAATCATGCACAGTGGAGAGGATGACAATCTAAAAGGGTTGTTATCCTCGTCTTGCGTGGCGCTAAATAAAGCATGCGGCGTATTTGATTTTAACAGCGAAC